CAATATACACAGTAGATACCTGTATAGTGGTTTACTTGAATATGTTTTTATATTTGCTAAAAAACGAAATTATAAAGTTATTCCTGATGGAGACTGGTGGAAACCTCTCAAGATAGAACATAATCAAGAGTTTATAGATCACCTGAACCTTCCCTTTGTTCCTAGAGACTATCAACTTGACGCATTTCATCATGCATTATCATATCAAAAAACACTATTAGTATCACCTACTGCTAGTGGTAAATCCTTAATCATTTATCTGATTGTACGAGCACTTAACGTTAAGACTCTCATAATAGTACCTACTACTTCACTTGTTTCACAGTTATATGCTGATTTTCAAGAATATGGATGGGATTCTTTAAAATATTGTCATCAGGTTTATGCTGGACAGGACAAGGTGTCGAATAAGAGGGTTGTTATTTCCACATGGCAATCTATTTACAAACTCGGAAGAAAACTATTTGAACCATACGAATTGGTGATAGGTGATGAGGCACATGGATTTAAATCGAAATCACTTACTTCAATTATGACTAAATGTGTAAATGCAAAGTATAGAATTGGAACAACAGGAACATTAGATGGTACACAAACACATAAATTAGTACTTGAAGGTCTATTTGGTAAGGTTTATAAGGCTACAACAACTAAAGAATTAATTGATAAAAAGGAATTAGCATCTTTTAGTATAAAAATTTTATTATTAAAATATCCTAATGATATCTGTGTATCGATGAGAAATAGTAAATACATGGATGAGATAGAATTTTTGGTGGGTCATGAGAAAAGAAATAAATATATAAAAAATTTAGTATTATCACTTAAAGGTAATACTCTATTACTCTTTAGATTAGTTAAAAAACACGGACGTATTTTATACGATATGATTAAGGAGGTATCCGATGAAAGTAATAGAACAACATTTTTCGTACATGGAGGAACAGAAACCGAGACTAGAGAACGAATACGAGCAATTGCAGAGGAGGAACATGATGCCATCATCGTGGCAAGTTATGGGGTATTCAGTACCGGCATCAACATTAGGAATCTGCATAACATTGTTTTCGCTTCTCCTTCTAAGTCTCGTATCCGAAATTTACAATCAATAGGCCGAGGTTTACGTTTATCTGAAAATAAAAACGAAACAGTATTATATGACATAGCAGATGATTTGAGAACAGGTACAAGAAAGAATTTTGCATATCAACATCTAGAAGAACGTGTTAAGATTTATGATGATGAGAGTTTTACCTATACAGTACACAAACTTGACTTATAGAAAAAATATGTTATAATAAGTAAAACGAATTAAATAGTCAACTGTTTTTATTAGAAGATAATATGGCAAAAAGAAAAAAAGTATCAAAACAGCATTATGTAGATAATGCGAAATTTTTAGAGGCTATGGTTGAGTATAAACGTGATTATGATGTAGCTGTCAAAAATGGTAAAGAACTACCACCAGTTTCTGAATATCTAGGTTCTGTGTTTTTGAAAATAGCTCAAAGATTATCCTTTCGGCCTAATTTTATTAATTATACATTTAAAAACGACATGATATCTGATGGAATAGAAAATTGTCTCCACTATATTCACAATTTCAATCCAGAAAAATCGAATAACCCATTCGCATATTTTACTCAGATAATCTATTATGCTTTTATTAGAAGAATTCAAAAAGAAAAGAAACAACTTTATATTAAATATAAAACTATGCAGAACGTTGATCATAGTGCCGAGTTTAGTAATGATAATAATGTTTCTATGGATGACTACAGAAATTCTGATTTTAAAGCTGTTGTTGATGACTTTGTAGATAATTTTGAGAAAAGTAAAAAGAAAAAGGCAGTTAAAAAAACTGAGTCTAACTTAGAATTGTTTATGGGTGTCACAGCATGAAAATAGCCCTTATTACAGATACACATTGGGGAGCAAGAGGAGACAGCCTCACATTCTTGAATTATTTTAGAAGATTCTATGATAATGTGTTTTTTCCTTACCTTGAAGAGCATAATATTAAAACCCTAATTCATTTAGGTGATATGGTAGATCGTAGAAAATTCATTAATTTCAAAATATTGAATGATTTACGGACAAATTTTGTTGAACGCTTATGGAAAATGGGAATTGATACACATATAATTATCGGTAATCATGATACTTTCCACAAAAATACCAATGAATTAAACTCTATAGAAGAAATATTTACTACACATGAACGTAAGGTAGAGCCTTGGATACATGTTACACCAAGAGAAGTAGATTTTGACGGTCTAGGTATTTTAATGATGCCATGGATAAATGAAGACAATTATGGTGAGTGTATGAGAGCAATTCAGAAAACTCAATGTCAAATTCTTATGGGACATTTAGAAGTTAAAGGATTTGAGCAACATATTGGTTCATGGAGTCATGAGGGTGTAGAAGCAAATGTATTTGATAAGTTTGATATGGCTATGAGTGGACACTTTCACCACAAGTCAGATAACGGAACTATTTACTATTTGGGTAACCCTTATGAGATAACATGGAGTGATTATAAAGACCCCAGAGGCTTCCATATCTTTGATACAGACAAGAGAACGTTGGAGTTTATACAGAACCCGTATAGGATGTTCAGAAAGCTATATTATGATGATACCGAGGAAACTTTTGAATCTTTGACAGGAAAAGATTATAGTGAGTATGAAAATTCTTATGTTAAGTTAGTGGTTCAGAAGAAAACGAATCCATATTGGTTTGATACTGTAATGGATAAACTATATTCAGTAAATGTGGCAGACTTGGTGGTAGTAGAGAATTTTTCAGATTTAGAATTTATGGAAGATGATGAATTGATTGATGAGGCACAGGACACTTTAACTATTTTAGGTAAACATGTAGAGACTCTAAATATTGACAACAAGGATGAATTGAATACGTTAATGAGAGACTTATATAATGAGGCATTAACTGCTGAGGTATAAGAAAAGGAAAAAATGACAAATTATGATATAGATGAATTACAACGCCGTGGAGAGATTCCGGAAAAAGCAACTATGACTGAGAGTGAATGGACAGAATACAACAGAGACCGAGAAAAAAGAAGTAGAGGTATTGTAATACAAAACGATTCAAGTTCAATAGAAATTGACCTTGACAAAGGTGATGCTTTGAAATTAGCTCTTAAGGCACATGACCAGAATATTACTTTAAACCAGCACATTATTAATGTTCTTAAACATCAATTAGAAAATGATGATTATGAGTTTGAACATGAGAATACATATAAACAGGTTCTAACTGAGTATTAAGTTTTGATATATTTTGAAAAGATACGATGGAAGAATTTCCTGAGTACGGGTAATCAATTTATAGAAATCCAATTAGATAAATCCCCTACAACATTAATCATTGGTGATAATGGGTCAGGTAAATCTACTGTTTTGGATGCCCTATGCTTCGGGTTGTTTAGTAAACCATTTAGAAGAATTAATCGGCCCCAGTTAATCAACTCCATTAATAATGGAGGATCATTGGTTGAAGTGGAGTTTTCTATAGGAAGCAAAGCCTATATGATTCGAAGGGGTATTAAGAAAAACATTTTTGAAATTTTTGTAGATGGTACACGTTTAAATCAAACTGCGAAAGTTGCCGACCAACAAGATTACTTAGAAAAGTCAATCCTTAAATTAAATTATAAATCATTTACTCAAATTGTTGTTTTAGGTTCAGCATCCTTTACACCATTTATGCAACTTAAAACGAATGATCGTAGAGATATTATTGAGGATTTATTAGACATTCAAATTTTTACTGTAATGAATAGTCTATTGAAATACAAAATATCAGATAATAAAGAAGAAAATCAAAATGTTGATGTTAATAGAAAAATAACTGAAGGTAATATTGATACTACTGAGGAGTTAATTGATAATCTAAAAAAGACTAAAACAGATCAAATTCAGCAAAATGAAAAAGATATTAAGACTAATGAAACTGAACTTGATACATTAAATACAAATGTTCAGAAGCTCATGGACTCAATAGCAAATGATGAAACCTCTAAAACTCTTAGAGAGTTAGAGGGATATCAAAAAGGCATTGAACAAAAAATGATGTCCTCAGAAACAGAAATAGAATTTTATGAACAGAATGATATTTGTGGTACTTGTAACCAAGACCTGAGTGAAGAACACAAGACCAAGATGATAGATGAACATCATGGGATTATGCATAAAAATGGAACCGCTTTATTAACATTAGGACAAAAAATTGAAGATTTGAGGATTCGTTTAGATGATGTAACAAAAATTCAAACATCAATACAAGCAAATCAAAGTCAAATTCAGGCAATTAATGGTTATATTAAAAAA